TGTGTATTATGAACGTGCTGTAAGTGTCACAGACCTAAATACTAATTCAAAACCAAAACCAGAAGAATAATAAAAATGTCAACCGAAGAAGTCAATCTATTTGATCTAATGGAGAAAAGACGCTTGGAACAACAAGAGGCAGATGCCATTCTTCACAAAAGGATAACAGAGTTGAAAGACGAACTGATGGAAGAGGTTGCATCATCTCACAAAGAGATCATGAAAGAGATCAAAGAGATGAAGGAAGAGTCAAAGACGCATCACGATAAGATGGATGCTCGCTTGACTGAACTTGAGCGTTGGAAGTGGGTCGTTATTGGTGGTGCGATTGCCATTGGATTTATTCTTGCTCAGATGGATTTAGGTTCATTATTTTCTTGACACATCCCCTGTAAGTCTGTATAATTGTCGCCATGTTATGGATTGATCACAAATACATTGGCTTACTGTCAACTCAACTATCTAGATTCAGTAAGAAATCAGATAAGTTATACAACTTTAGATGCCCCGTATGTGGTGATTCACAAAAGAATCAACGCAAGTCTCGTGGCTATTTGTTCGAAGCAGATAACTCTTTAGTCTATAAATGTCATAACTGTGGATTTTCTGGTGGTCTTGGTAAGTTAATAGAACAAGTAAACCCACACCTGTATCAACAGTATAGAACTGAAACTTTTTCTGAACGAAACTCAAAGAGAAGAGCAGACACAGAAAGTTACTACACTCCATCGTTTGCTCCTAAAGCACTACATAGAGATGATGGGGATTTACTAGACTACAGTATTCGTGTCTCAGAGCTACCCAGCGCCCATCCAGCCGTTCTTTACGTTCAAGGTAGACAGATACCTAAAGAAAAATGGTTTGATCTTTTTTACACAGAAGATTTTTCTGTATTGGAACAATTGAGACCAGAAATCTATGAAGGGAGATTGCTCAATGATAGTAGGATTGTTATACCTTTTAGAAATCGCGATGGGAGACTCATTGCTGTTCAGGGCAGATCCATTACTGGCAGTAAAGCTAGATACGTCACCATTAGACTGACAGACAATGATCCACTGATTTATGGTTTAGAATCTATTGACATAATGGAACGAATTTATATCGTTGAAGGTCCGATAGATAGTATGTTCCTACCAAACTCTGTGGCATGTGGTGGATCAGATCTCAAACGTGCTATGGGAATACTTCCAAAAGGGAACACTACACTAGTGTTCGACAATCAACCAAGGAATAAAGACTTGGTAAAGATCGTAGAGCAATCTTGCAGATACGGTTACTCAGTTTTCGTATATCCAAATTATATCGAAAGTAAGGATATTAATGATATGATTTTATCGGGAATGACCTCTGATGAAATCGTCTCGCTAATAAATAAAAACACTCATCATGACTTAGGGTTGCGACTCGCAATCCGTGATTGGAAAAAGACATAAGGATAAGTAAGTGAAAGTAAAACTGATCAGTTTTTCAGAACCAACCAAGGAATATTCAGATCAGGGAATAGATAATGCACAAGAACTAATCGCTTATTGTGCTAGGGTATCAAACCCAAGTAATCAACTAAACACAGAAACTAGCGAAAAATTAATCAACTATCTGGTGAAACACGCTCATTGGTCACCGTTAGAAATGGTTTCTGCGTGTATGGAAATTGAAACGACAAGAGACATTGCTCGACAAATTCTGCGTCACAGGTCTTTCTCATTTCAAGAGTTCTCACAGCGTTACGCAAACCCAGACGAACAGTTTGATCAGATGTTTGTGGAGCGCGAGGCACGACTACAAGACGAAAAGAATCGACAAAACTCGATTGAGACTGATGACATTGAGATTCAGCGCGAGAGGTCTCGGATTCAAAGGCGTGTCCTGTGGATGGCAGAAAAGGAATACCGCGAAGCAATCAAGTTAGGTATTGCAAAAGAACAGGCTAGAGCTTTGTTGCCAGAAGGGTTAACTAAATCCAGACTGTATATGAATGGAACCCTGAGATCGTGGATTCACTTTATTGAACTACGTTCTGGTAATGGAACACAAAAAGAGCATATGGAAGTAGCACGAGCATGTGCACATGTGATCGCAGATGTGTTTCCTATGGCGACTAAACTTGTAAAAGAATAAGGATAATACATGACTGAATATCTTGGGATCAAGATTGATCCGTCCCGCGACTCTATTTTATCAGAACAAGGATATAAATTATTATCTGATTATTATTGTAAATCCAACGAAACCCCTCAAGAAGCATTTGCTCGTGCATCAGTCGCATACTCTTATGGAGACATGCAACTAGCACAGAGAATTTATGACGGTGCGTCTAAAGGTTGGTTTATGTTCTCCTCACCTGTTTTATCTAACGCTCCCAGACCCGGAGAAAAAGCAAAATCATTACCTATTTCATGTTTCTTGACCTATGTTCCAGATTCTTTAGAGGGATTGATTGATCATTCCGCAGAACTCCGTTGGTTGTCAGTTAAGGGTGGTGGTGTAGGTGGTCATTGGTCAGATGTTCGTGCTATCTCCGACAAAGCTCCCGGACCAATGCCGTTTCTTCATACTGTTGATGCTGACATGGTAGCATACAGACAGGGAAAAACTCGCAAAGGATCTTATGCTGCTTACATAGAGGTGAATCATCCTGACATTGTAGAGTTCATAAACATGCGTGTTCCTACTGGAGATGTAAACCGAAAGTGTCTGAATTTACATCACGCAGTCAACATCACAGACAAATTCATGTATGCTGTGCAAGCAGATGCTTATTGGGAACTTATTGATCCAGACACAAAAGAAGTTCAAGAAACAATGAAAGCTAGAAGTCTGTGGGAATCTATTTTAGAAACAAGATTCCGCACAGGAGAACCGTATCTGAACTTTATTGATACCGCAAATGCATATTTGCCAGAGACCATGAAAAAGAAAGGATTGAAGATTCGTGGATCTAACTTGTGTAATGAAATTCATCTACCAACATCAGAAGACCGTTCAGCAGTCTGCTGTTTGTCTTCATTAAATCTAGAGAGATACGATGAGTGGAAAGATTCGAACATTGTGCGTGACCTTATTCGCTTCCTCGATAATGTCTTGCAGTTTTTCATTGACAATGCCGGAGACGAAATCCACAGGGCACGTTACAGTGCAAGTCAAGAAAGAAGTTTAGGTTTAGGTGCGATGGGATTCCATTCGTATCTACAGAAGCACCGTGTTGCATTTGAATCTGAAGAGGCAAAGGAATACAATGATGCAGTATTCAAGCATATTCAGCACGAAGCAATTGAAGAGACTAAGGCACTTGCAGTTGAGCGTGGCGAAGCACCAGACATGGAAGGCACTGGTCGTCGTAACGCACATTTGCTCGCTATTGCTCCTAATGCTAACTCAAGTTTGATTGGTAACACATCTCCATCGATTGAGCCGTGGAAAGCAAATGCATTCACTTCAAGAACTCGTGCGGGTTCACACCTCAACAAGAACAGATATCTTGAGGAGGAACTGGAGAAGTTAGGAAAAAATACACAGGAAGTGTGGTCGTCTATCATCACTAATGGTGGTTCAGTTCAGCATTTAGATTTTCTCAATGATCATCTAAAGGCAGTATTTAAAACTGCTATTGAAATAAATCAAGATTGGGTGGTTTATCTAGGTGGATCACGCCAAAAATATTTGTGCCAAGGTCAAAGTCTAAACGTGTTTTTCCCTGCGGGAGCATCGAAGGCATATTTACACAAAGTGCATTACAATGCATGGAAATACGGCACAAAGGGGATGTATTATCTGAGAACAGAAACATCCAACCGCGCAGAAAACGTAGCACAGAAAATCGAGAGAGACCGACTCGTAGAGTTTGGTGAATCACAGACACAAGAATCACAAGACGAATGTGTGGCGTGTCAAGGATAATAAAAACAATTAACGCCCCCTTTAAATTTGGAGAATCAAATGGAAGTAGTAATCTACTCAAAGTCGAATTGCCCATTCTGCATCAGAGCAAAAGATTGGTTCAATTCACATGGCATTTCTTACACAGAGAATAAACTAGATGATGAAGAACAGCGATTGGCATTTTATCAAAAATTAAATGGTGTTCAAGAAAACTTAACACTTGGTTCAGAAAATAGACCAGTAAATTCTGTTCCTCAGATTTTTATCGACGGTAAGCATATTGGTGGCTACGATCAGTTGATTCAAAAAGCAGACAAACTTTTGAAGAAAGTGTCTGGTGGGCTTGAAGAGTTTTCACAAACATATAAACCTTTCCACTATCCTTGGGCGGTTGAAATTACTACTCGCCATGAAAAGGCACACTGGATCGAAGATGAAATCGATTTAAGTGAAGATGTCACAGATTGGAAGGGTGGAAAAATTACTGCTGTAGAAAAAGATTACATCACAAACATTCTCCGTTTATTTACTCAGTCTGACGTTGCTGTAGGGCAAAATTATTTTGATCAGTTCATCCCAAAGTTTAAAAACAATGAAGTTCGCAATATGCTTGGGTCGTTTGCGGCAAGAGAAGGTATCCATCAACGTGCTTATGCTCTTCTCAATGATACCTTGGGTCTGCCTGATTCTGAGTATCATGCTTTTCTTGAATATACAGAAATGGTTGACAAGATCGACTTCATCATGAAGTCTGACCCTTCAACTCAACGTGGTTTAGGATTAGCACTAGCAAAGTCTGTATTTAACGAAGGGGTTGCACTGTTTGCATCGTTCGTAATGCTGTTAAACTTTCAACGTTTCGGTAAGATGAAAGGTATGGGTAAAGTTGTCGAGTGGTCTATTCGTGATGAATCGATGCATGTCGAAGGTAATTCTAAGTTGTTCCGTTCGTTCTGTGCCGAGCATCCTCGTATTGTTGACGACGAGTTTAAATCAGAGATTTATGAAATGTCTAGAATGGCAGTTGAACTGGAAGACAAGTTTATTGAACTAGCATATGAAATGGGCGAGATCGAAGGATTATCAAAAGAAGAAGTTAAGCAGTATATTCGCTATATTGCTGATAGACGTTTGTTGCAATTGGGTCTCAAGACTAACTTTAAAGTTAAAGAGAATCCACTTCCTTGGTTAGAGTGGGTATTGAACGGTGCAGATCACACCAACTTCTTTGAGAATCGTGTTACAGAGTATGAGGTTGCAGGATTAACGGGAAGTTGGGAGGAAGCATATGCTGCTTAGATTTGACGTTTCTTCAGAATATCGTTGTGATGAGTGTAACATAATGTTTGAAATTGCATATCAAGAAGAAGTTGAAGACGATCCTTTGTATTGCCCATTCTGTGCACAGGTATTGCCAGAGAATGAGTTAGACTTTGAGGATGATGTATACGATGTTGAGTAGTGCCATAAATATGGCATGACATATGAAAATCCTTGGCATTTTAATGGTGAAGTTTTTGATAGTGATCAGATAGACAAGTCGGAAGGTTTTGTTTATTTGATCACTAACACCATCACAAACCGAAAATACATCGGGCGCAAATATTTCTACGAGATTAGAAAAGTCAAAGGTAAGACTAGACGAGTTCGTAGAGAAAGTAATTGGAAGTCTTATTATGGATCATCTCCTAGTTTGAGTGAAGATATTGAAAAATATGGAAAAAATTCATTCAAAAGGGAAATTTTATCTTTACATAAGACGCGAGGTGATGTAAACTATGAAGAAGTTAAACAACAATTTCTAAACAATGTTTTAGAAAGTGATGAGTGGTATAACGACAACATTAACGGTAAATGGCGTAGTAAACCACAGCATATAATTGAAGGCAGACGTTATGCTGATTAGTCATAGTCTAAAGACTATTTTTATCAAAACTAGGAAAACAGCAGGATCTAGTTTTGAGCGATACATTTATGAAAACCATTTCGATCCAGATCACGATATCCTAACTGGATCTAAAATCGATGGAACTCCTTGGGTTAACATTCCATCACATGTGCGTGGTCACATGGATTGGGAACAGATCAGAAATCTTATCAAAGTTAACGGTCACGATTGGTGGGATACTTACACCAAGGTGACAATTGAACGTAACCCTTGGGATAAAGTCGTATCTCAATTTTGGTTCTTCCGCAAACAGTTACAAAAGCCAGATGCTATGATTGG